TCTTCTTTTGTTCCTCCCCCTCCCCCGGGTGGGGGGGGGGGGGGCTCCCCCCCCCCCTTACATTACTTTTCTACATTAGGCCAAAGAGCTACATCAACGGTCTTAGCGCTTGCAGATTTTGCAGAAATGGCAATGCCCAATACTGGATTTGTGTCTGTTTTAGTTGCACGCTTTTGCGTTTTATCAAAATACACAACATCACCTACTGCAAATGCTTCTGTCACAACTGCATCAACTGTAAAACATCCTGTGACCTTAACCGCACCGATTGCACCAGGCGCAATATCAGTTATTGCCACGCCGTGCATTTTGCCGACAGGGACAATATCCCCTACGGCAATCATATCGGATGCTGTATTTTTAAAATCAATACGATCTAATTCTTGAATGAATTGTGCCATATCTAGTTACCTCCTAAATCAATTACTAATTATTTACCAGGGTTTTTGTACAAGCCACGGAAGTCGAGCGCTGTTGCGTTGCAATCCATTGCTACTTTGTACTCGATGCCATCAACTTTAAAGCCTGTTTGTGTTTCCAATCGAGGTGTTTCAACACCATTCAAGTACGTTACTTCGATAGTTTGAACATCTGTAGGACGAGCTGCTAAATACCATGCGTGTGGATCTGTTAATGCCGCATCAACTACAATAGTGAATCGACCGCCGAATGGGTTAACTGTATCATTGCTACGAGCTGGGTCCACTGTGGATTTAACTAATTCGTAAGCCAATGCTTCGAGTTCTGGCGGAATAATCAAATATGTAGGTGCGATGTTCAAATTGCGATTTTCGCCAATATGCTTTTGACGGCGCATTGCTGCTACACCCGCAGATAAAGATGCAACACTTAATTCAGCACCAGTAGCCGCCAAGTTGCCTCTGTCAGTACCGAATAGTGCTTTACCGTCACTCAATACGGTATTACCTGTTAGCAACCCGTACACCATGCTGTTGATGGTATCCTTTGCAGAACGACCAAATTTGGAGGCGATATCTTTGAACACACCCAAATCATCATTGATGATAGCTTGTCGTGTTAAGCTGAATGTACGACCGTATGTTAATACACGAACGTCGTTACCAGCTTCTTCCAACTTAGAATCCTTGAATTGTCCACCTTCAGGAACGAGTTTCAATTCAGCTGTTTCAGAAAGTAAAATACGTTTTGCCGGTTTGAAATCACGGTTACTACCTTTGCCGGTCCATGCATCGAATGTAGCCGGTGCAGTTTCATAGCCTTGTACCAAGGACTTATTTGCTACGTTAGACAAAGCAATTGGGAATGTGGATGTGGAGTTAATTGCTTCACGTGCCAATTCCAATCGGTCAGCATAGTTAGCGGTTAAGCCTTCACGAACCAAAGACTCACGAGCTAATTCCATCAAGGACATAGAACGAAGTTCATTTGCACCTGGTGCAGGATTTGCAACTGGGATGCCTGCAGACATCATCAAAGCGTCCTGCATGGCCATGCGGAACTTATCAGAATCTGCTTCGCCGACTTTAGTGATTACTGGTTTATTGCGTTCACGCAACGCATCCATTACTGCCTCACGAACTTCGGCAACAGATTTGCCAGATTTGATGAATTCATCTACACCGTCAACTTCGAAATCACGGCACAAACTTGTGATTGTAGATACGCGTTCACGTTCTGCCGCAATCAACTTTTTAGCGTCATCCGCATTAAAACCTTTAACTCCGGACTCTGGTACTTCCGGTACTACTTGTGGCACGTTTTGCTCAGTGCCTTTTGCTTTTGCATCACCTTTCATAGGTTCCTCCTCATTATCATCTACACTTCTGCCTACCCCTACACTTGGATCCGCAGGGACGGACACAATACTAATTTCCAATGGTTCCCAGTCTGTGATTACATAACCCGGACCAGTAAATCGACCGTTGGAACTTTTAGAATCGGAATCAACTAATTCCTCGTATCGGCTTATGGAATACCCGACACTCACGCCCTGTAGCGTGCCTTTTAACACTTTTTGATAAATCTTTTCGGATTCATCATCTTCATCGAATCGAACAATCGCTTTGCCACGATTGTCTTCAATCCACACATTCTCGATGTGTCCGACTACAGCATCACGGTCGTGATTGAATAACACCGTACCCAAACCATTATTAAAGCGGTCTAGGTTAATGCATCCATCGTCATGGCACAATATCTCTGTTCCGAACCATCTTTCATATGGCTCTTCAGAGGAAAAGGACAATTCGACGGTACGATCATCGTTCGCTTCGATATTTGTAATTTGTGCCTCTCGGGCATACTTACCTAAGAGCTGCTTTGCAAATTTCCCCACTAGCTATCATCTCCTTTCATATCAGTGGTACTATCATCCGCTAAATTCGTTATGTCCCCATTCATATCAAGGGCAACACCCAATTCCTTAATGCGGTCTTGTTCCAGCTTCCGCTGTTCAAGCACTTCTTCCCAGTCCTTACCAGATGCACTACATACGTCCTCGAGCGTTGTGAGTCCTGCCTTAATGGCTTCCTTGTTAGCATTAACTTCCTTAACAGGGTCAATCCAAGACCAGCCTGGAGCTAACCACGCTACTTTCTTATAAAGTTTTGGGTTTGCTGCATAGTCATTGGCCGGGATAATTCCCTTTAGATAGCATGCTTCAATGAAAGCCCGCCATACAGGCATACAAAAATGCTCAATTATAAAACGCTGCATCTGCTTGAATGATTGCTGGTCCTCCAGCATATTCTGCCGAGCTGCGGAGAAGTTACCACTAATATTGCGCGTCACTATGTCCGCGCTTAGACCCATACCTGACGCTATGCGTCTTGTTTGGGTCGCCGAATATTCTGATGCGGTTCCTGCATTTCGCTTAGGTTCCGCAAATGAAATTGATTCACCTGCACGTAGATGTTGGATAATTCCTGGTGCCATTGAACGAACTTTCTTGCCTTTACTGTCAATCTTATTTGCAACTATCGGGTTACTCCCAGTATTACTTGTTACAAACGCACCAAAACATGCTGCTACACGAGCCGCTATAAGGTCAGCATCCATATATTCATCTACGTCATGAATACGCTTTAATACGAGGGCTAACATACTAACCCCGCGCAGTTCACTAGGTCTGCGAGGCTTATGTAATAGGAAAGCCCTATTACTTGGTAGCCTTGCCTCGTTAAACGACCGTATTCCTAATGGGTCTGTTTGGAATACATGATAGGCTATTGGTCTTCCGTATTTATTAACTTCCACACCATTAACAATTCTGTTGCCGTTCTCGCTTACCGATACGGCTCCGATATTCTCGCCCTCGATAAGCTGTAATGATAGTGGTATATCTGCGCCTTCGGAGGTCATATTAACTAAGATTTCCCCGTCATAGACCATTCGGCGCAGAGCCATTTCCTGCAATTCATAGAACGTAGATATTCCTCGGATATCCGCATTCTCTTTATCCACCCAGTCAGACCAAGCCTCCTCAATCTTCTTATTGAGTCTTTCATTCAGCTTTCCTGCGCGGGTCTTAATTTTGCACTGTGGCTTTATTCCTGTACCTACTACGTTCCGTAGTAATGCCAATACAACACTTTCAGCGAGGTCACTATTAAGTTCTGCTGCACGTGCACGACCTCGGATCAAATCACGTTGGCCTGATGCTACTTGTTCAGCTGTACCAAATACTGGCATCCAGTCGCCACTCAATCGGTCTGTTGACGCCGCATCATATCCACGTTCAAGCGAACTACGGAAATATGCTCTACGGGCAGCGCGTTCTGGATTGAAATAAGCTATTACCTTATCAAGTATATTCATCGTCGCTCCCATGACACGTAGGATGTCGTGCTATTACCTGCCTCATCATCAACGCGAGCCATTAACTCACGCTCACGGGCGTATAATGTCGGCAGGTCATGCGTCTTAAATCGCTTACCACCTACAGACATCTCGGCGTATCCATTCGTCTCGATTTCCTCGATTATCGTTCGAATACGCTCCAAGTCTTCTCTTGCGCTCATGGTCTCACCTCCTTCTTAACTAAACCAACCTCTGCTATCTGCGTTAAAGCCTTCATCATCCGTATCTTCGTCCTCCTCATCGGTATCCGGATTATATTCAGGTAGGTATTTAACACCTACCGAGTCCGCCACCATGGCGTTGTATACACACGTATCCAACAAGTGATTTGTTGGATGACTGGTTAATGGTTTCCATTGCACTGTAACTGCTCCGGTCTTTACATTTCGGATTTCTTGCTTTTCCTCTGACCGTAGGTGCTCCGAATATTCCTCTGGGCAATCCTTAAATAAATGGATTGTGCCAGGCTCATTAGCCGGACGCACCATACGTGCAAATATAAAGTCCTTCCAGTAATCGGTATTCACTACGTACAGCTTCATACCGCCAATGACGCCCTTTTCGATGCTGCTCATCTTATAAGGCGGCGCTAGAGGACTGTGCGAAGAATCACCTTTAACTGGCACGCATACTTCTGGGTACTGCGCACAGTACTGATATACTTCATCTGTTCGGTAGCCACTATCGATACCGGCCCTCACAATCTTACGGGCCTCACCATACTCTGATGGATATTCTCTATCGATAAGTATCTCGGTTAAGTCTGCCCAACTACTTGCTTGACCATAATCGACTAAGTAACTTGATACACCATGAGCGTAGGCTCTAACCTCCCACCAGAAATGATCTTGCTGCACGTCGACGGATGCAATGAGTAATGGTGCATGCTGTGGCACAATACCACGAGGAACTTCCGATTGCGTAAACTCTAGATTCTGTGTGCTTTTAGTTTTCGCAGATTTCCACGGCTCTGCTAACCATGAGTTGATGAAGTTCATTAATGAGGCAGGTGTACCTTTGGAATTCTTAAACTCGTACGCAACGTCTCCGAACGTGACCCACGGCGAATATATCGACGATAAGTGATACGAAATTGAGCGGACTTTGCTTTGCGATGCATTTACCGCTTCCCATGTTCCATGACTTAACATTTCCATTTTGTGCTTATCGTAGATGTGTCCGCCGCAATGTTCACATTCGTAATACGCTGTATCACGTATCATGTCCGCATTATCGTTGTGTTCATCTGGCCATTTTATCTGCTTAAACTTGAGGGTCTGCGACACTCCGCAATGTGGACATGGCACGTAATACTGCCTGCGCTCATTTGCATTCATGAGCGCCTGCCAAATATTACCCGACTCAACAGTAGGCGTGGATACCATTACTATTTTCTTATCCACGAACGTTTTAGTACGTTCCTTTGCAAGTTTTATTGGATCAGCTTCCTTACCTGAAAAGGCGGGGTATTTGTCTATTTCATCAAAGAATAGATACTTGATTGACCGGCTTGATAAGCTACTAGGTGAGTTCGCACCAACCAGTACCATATAATTGCCGTTATTGAAATCCAATTCAAGCAATTTACTATTCTCGTCAAAATTATCACTAATAGATTTAACCGATTTAATCATCGGTTGCACTCGCTTATCACTAGCAAATTTAGCAATAGTGTCTGTTGGGTACACCATCATAACTGGTGATTGTGTTTGGTCTAACGCATACCCTATCATGTTGAGCTCTGCTTCAGTCTTACCGATTTGCGCTCCAAAGCACAATACAATCTGTTCAATCAGAGGGTCTGTAAATTTGTCCATAGGCTCTTTTAGATATGGAGTTCGATTCGTTCTCCACCTACCTGGCTCTGCGGATATATTTGTTAATACCCTGAAATTGTCAGCCCATTCTGATACAGTGTATCGTTCCGGTGGTTTAAATGCGTCGAGCTCTTCCGGGAACCAATTAACTCTTGGCTCTACTTTTACCGGTTTTGACTTCCGGCGTGTACTCGCCTTTGCGCGAGTAACTTTCGAGGTAGTCTTCGGCAACTTCGCTCACCACCCTTTCCACCGTCGCTCGTTCTTCTGGATCCGTGAATTCACTCCCTACTCTTTTACCAAGTTTTATGAGTGAGGACTTTAATTCTAAAATACGAGCAGACCATTCTTTCGCTACGTCTGCACGAGATACGTACTCACCGTTTAACACGTCGAGTAATTTCTTTTCACGAGCAGCTCGAGACTCTTTATAGTCAGCTTCAGCAATTAGCTTTCGTGTGGCCGCTGATTGGTCTTTAGATTTATCCCCCTTGGCTTGGCCAAGATATACGAGAACTTCACGGAGGTTCCACCAACCCGTTGCCGCTTTAGGCATGCCCGATTTATGGTGTCTCGAAATAATCTCAGGAGTTACTCGAAGAAGGTCGCATAATTGCGCACTAGATACTAGCAAATCGCCTGCGTTATTAAATTTCACACGTGGTTTTTCACTCGTCGCCATGACTTCTCCTTTCTGTCCTTTGACAATCGACTTTCAACCGTTAAAAATCTCCTACATAGAGACAAATATCGCGCGGAGCCGACCACCGCTGGATTTATCGCTAGGGAGTACCTTTTATCATTCATTCTCATCTATTGCTATATCGATAAAATCTGATGAAGTAACCAAAAAGGACTACGTGGTTGTGTCGTAGTCCTTAATGATTCCTTCTGCTTATAGCCCGTGGAGGAAGGTATTCACTATGAACGTACCCTACAGCTTATGGCTCCGGAGGACTTTCCCTGGTTATCCCCCTTACCACGCTTGTAGATTATCATAGAACCCACCTCTAATTGCATATCGTCTTTATTTATTTTTAGAAAAAACTTGACAAAAGCTTTTAACAGCGTTCCTTTGGATTGCATATATTCGTGCTTCACTGTAGCGCATGCTTTCAATGACTTCTTTCATGCTCATTCCGAAGTAGTATCTGTTCTCTAAGAACGTACGCTCGACGTCGTTAGGTATCTTACATATCAGTGTCCATAGTTCGTATCGCTCCTTAGATAAGGTGCGGAATTCTTCCGCCAAATCGTTCTGCGCTGTTTTTAGATTTAGTTGCTGCTCTGGAGTATTCGACCGCTCCTCTTGCGCCTCGGCTTCTAGTCGCTGTAAGTGCGCCTCGATATCTTTCATCCGCCTACGGCTATTAAGTAATCGTTGTAGCTTTCTAACTCCAGGGTGCTTACTCCCAGTACATGATCTATTCATAGGCTCACCTATACTGCAGTATCGTCACTGCCAATCAGTTCGATATATCTTGATAGGTACCATTGCGCTTTTTTTAGGTCCTCCAGCTTATCGCCCTTACGACCTGCACGTGAGATGTACTTAATCACATTACCCAAGTGGTACGGGAATTGTTGGTCTTCGATGAAGTCGATAACCTCAATCTTACCTTGTGTGTAATGTGGCGGATGATTAACCATGTCTTCTTTCTGTACTGCGTCGAGTTCTTTTTGCAGTGTCTGTTTTAGTTTTGACTTCTTGTCGTCTTCCTCTTCCTTCATCTTAGGCACCTTAGAGTATTTAGGAAGGCACTCTGGACAATATTTAGGCCAACGACCAGTAGGCTTGTCTTTTCTGTGGATAAATGTTTCTCCACAGGCTTCACAAGTAATCTCTTTACTATAACCTGCTTCAGGCGGTGTCATTACTTTTTCGCACTCAGGGCAGTAGTCCTCGTGAGTGGACACAGTAAATTTATCTCCGCATCGTCTGCATTTCTTTTGCATAATCTCACTCCTTATACAATTCCTTACGATATTTAATAGCTTCTAAGAGGGCGTCCTGCCCGGCTTCTTTACGTTCTAACGCTTTCATAACCTGCTCATCCATCGTGCCTTTGGTGACTAGGTGGTGGATAATCACGGGTTGTGTTTGTCCTTGCCTGTGTAATCTTGCGTTCGCTTGTTGATACTGTTCAAGGCTCCACGTTAGCCCATACCACACGATGATATTGCCGCCGGCTTGTAGGTTTAAACCGTAGCCAGCTGATGCGGGATGGGCCAGTAACATTTGAATCTTGCCTTTGTTCCACTCAGCTACATCATCATCGTTCTTTAACTCGACGGCTTTCGGGAATGCTTCTTTAATCGCTTGAAGATCATGTTTGAAGTTGTAGAACACTAACATCGGTTTCCCTTCATTTGTTTCTACTAATTCCTTTAACCTCTCTACTTTCTCGTTGTGTACAACTACGATGTTTCCCTCGTCATTATAGATAGAACCATTGGCCAGTTGTAATAACTTGCCGGCTAGGGATGCTGCATTTAAGGCGCTTATGTCGTCATCATCTACGATACTTAGCACGTGCTCACGTTCCATTTCTTTGTACAGCGCCCATTCTTTAGGACTCATTTCTACAGTAATTACGTTTTCAATGCGCTCTGGTAGTTTAAGATAGTCCTTAGCTTTTAAGCTCATACAAACGTCTTGGATTTTACCAAATATCGCAGTATCTGCATTTGGCAATAAACGATAGCTATACACGACGTGCCCGTTTGTTTTGTCCGGTGTAAAGTAACGGCATCGGAACTCGGTAAGCGTTTTACCTAATCGGTCACCGCCATCTAGTAAGTACATCTGCGCCCAAATATCCATTAAGGTATTCGGTGCTGGCGTGCCTGTTAGAATGACAATGCGTCTAAAGAGAGGTCTCATTTTACGCATAGCCTTAAACCGCTTAGCCTGTGGGTTCTTAAAAGAAGAACTTTCATCGATCACCAACATGTCAAAAGGGAACTTCTTTTTCGGTTTTCCGAAATAGTAATCATATAACCACTGCACATTCTCACGATTTATCACATAAATGTCAGACTCACTATTAAGTGCGTGTATGCGTTCTTTTTCGGAACCTAACACCTTAGCCACAGTTAAACATCTTGTAGCACTCCATTTTTGTGTTTCTTGCGCCCAGGTAGATTCTGCTACTTTCTTAGGTGCGATGAGTAACACTTTTTTAATAGTGAAGCTATCATACATAAGCTTCTCTATCGCAATTAACGTAGATATTGTCTTCCCTAGGCCCATATCAAGTAACAGCCCGTAGTGCGAATGGTCAATTATCCGCTGAATAGCAATCTCTTGGTACTCGTGAGGATGAAAGTCCATGAATTACCCTTTCTATATCGTCTAAAAATAACTTAGCGTCTAGCTTACCAGTTAGGACAAATACTATGGCACCTTGCTTACGCAGCCTAGAAATCTGTACTCGTTGGTTAGCCATTAGCTTTCCTGTTGTAGCTTTTAACTCAATGAAGATAACACTGCCTCCAGGGAGTACTACAATCCGATCCGGTACACCGTCATTTCCAGGTGACACGAATTTCATATATATGCATCCCAGTTTTTTGAGTTGATTTCCTAACCAACGTTCGATATCTTTTTCTATCGTTCTCACCTCGTTCTCAATAAATAATCGGCAACAGGCCTCAGCCTATATAAAATCTGGCTTCATCGGGGTTGTGTTGCCGATGTTGCCGTTTTTTTTCGTAAACATATATATACGCGTATTCGGGTTTTTTACGTGTATACGTATACAATCACTTATTCATATATTTATTATTTTTTATTAATAGTAAATAATTGGCAACATCGGCAACAAATTGCATTTGCGATAGATAACATCTATACCAAACGTGTTGCCGATTTTGTTGCCACACGTGTTGCCGTTGCCGATTTTTTAACCTATATCAAAGTTCATCGATGTATAGGCACGTATAAAAATTATTTCGATAAACATCAATATATGAAAATTAGCTAATCGGCAACAAAAATCGGCAACACTAATTTTTGCATTCTTTTTTAATTGATTTTGCCTTTTTCTCGAGATTAGATTCATCCCTAATAAACGCTCTTTGAACGCCATATAATTTACCGAAGCGCATCTTCCCAACGCTCTTTGAATAAGGACTCCACCCTTTAATAGCTTGCAAAATGTCAATGATTTCTCTTGCTTTTGCGTTCTGCAGGTTCTTCCTGTCGCCCTCCATCACTTCACACCATATCTCAAGGGCACAAACCCGCTCTCGCTGCACTGAACCACAATAATCGTCATCGCCCTAATTCTGGATATACTCCCTGCGATCGTAGATATCTTTAGACTCCCAATCTTCAGGTAGTTCCATCTCGAGGTATTCCTCAATGAGTCCTACGAGTTCACCGCCTTCAGTGTGTGATAATTGGATTCTAAGAGCTTCTTCTTCAAGTTCGCCCTCTAATACAAGAGGTTCACCTTCTGCCCAATACGTGAACGCTTCCGCCCATAATTGGTCAATTTCGTCCTTTGACAACTCCCAGGCGTTCTTAGTCTTGCGGTCCTTATCACCAGTGATTGGCCAGAATCGGCGGTTACCAGTGCGGTCCTTTAAGAACATAAGATTATTAGTAGAACCAGCGAATACACACTGGCGCGGATACTCTTCGGTCCGTCTACCGTAAGGCGAGCGGAACCGGTCCGAGGTACGACTGATAAAGGCTTTAACGATTTCGTTATCGTTCTTGTAGGTCGGTGCAAGTTCAGCGAGTTCGTTGATCCATGAGCCCTGGATTTGTTCAAGAGCGTCTTTGGTTTTAATGTCAACTAAAGAGTTGTTAAACCATTTACGGCCTAACCGCTCTAGAATTAATGATTTACCAAGACCTTGAGAGCCATATAACACAATCGCCGTATCAAACTTAACGCCAGGTTCCATTACTCGTGCGATGGCGCCACACATCCATTTACGTGTAACCGCTCGAATGTAATCGGTATCCTCAGCGCCGATGTAATCGATAAATAGAGTATCGACTCTACATTCACCGTCCCAAGTTAAACCAGTTAAGTATCGGCGTACCGGATGGAATTTATTATCTTGCGTTACCTCCTGGAGCGCATCATCGATAATGCCCTTACCCTTGATAAGGTATTTAGTAGCGAAGTAGTTACGCAGGCACGCATCGTCGGTATCTGTCCAATAAGGGGTTTCATCCTTACCTCGCCACGGCAAATCGTCAATCACGACTAACCGGTGTGCGAATTCATCAAGACGGATTTTACCTTTTAATGCAGGGTCATGTTTAAGTACTACTAAGCAGTTGAACACATCAGACTCGGGGGTACCGTTTTTATCACGCTTTAGCTTTGACAAAAAGTCTTCGTCATCCTCTGTGATATCCTCAAACTCCATATCTGCCATGCGTTCTTTATCGAGCAGGATTGGCGCTGCGCCGTCTTCGTTGACGAAGTCTATCATTTCTTTGTAGCTTGGTAATTTAGTAACTGCCGTCGTAGGGTCTTCGCCAATATCTTTGGTGCCGAATAAGTGGATCCGGACAAGGTCAAACGCATTGACGAGCTTACCGCTGATTGGGTCAGTCGCATGGTTGGAGTAAGCAAAGGTGTCGTTATCGTAAATAACTAAACCGCCGACTGAACTGCCTTCCGTATAGGTGTAACGGCCCTCAACTTGTGTCGGCTCATACACACCAGGAAGGAACTTTTCTATCGCTTCCGTGATACTGTAGCACCTACAAAAGGCGCCAAGTAAACCCTTTTTCTCTAACGGGTTACCTTGCTTTTTGGCCGCATCAAGGCGAATTTGTGATTCCTTATCAGACGTTGGCCAAAGACTCGTATCCCGCCAGTCACGATATGTGCTTAGACACTGATCAACAGATACCAGGTTGCCTTCACTATGCTGATATACATACTCGACATCCTTAGGGTGGCTTGGCCAATACATAAGACGTTCAGCCTGGTGTGTGGATGGATCAAAAGACTCAATCCCGATATTATCTGCAATTCGTCTTGAGACCGCCTGGTACTCATCAGGCTGCATCGCTCTATCAACAGGGATAATTACGCGATAACGAGGATTAGCATCCGTGTGACTGTGTGTACTGTAGAGTACATATTCCATACCACCTAATTCCATGTCGAGGTCTAATAGAAAGTCCTCACTAGGATTATCCGCATCAAGAGTAATCAAGTACCGCTCTTTAACAGAGCCTCTAACCCGTCTACCATTTTTAGGAATATAGCCACCTACAAAACCACCGACGTCTTTCTTTTGGCCTTGATCAGCTTTAGACATCTTGGCATATTCAGCAGCCGTTTCATTCGTTACAGTAGGCTCAGCCAATTTATTGGCCAAAGCACTCCAAGTCATTTTCTGAGACTTCCAGCTACGGGCGGAGCGACTTCTGCCCGTAGCTATGATGATATTTGTATCCATATTACATCGCTCCTCCCTTCGCAAACTGGATGTCCCCTAAATATTTAGGCACTTGCAATCTATGCTTTATAACCCATTGGCATACAGCATAATTAATATTGTAATTATCTCGTACACCTCTGTTGTTTTTTAGCTTAGCCTGGTGTATTACGGTAAAGGCTTCAGAGGTATCTGTAGGATTTACCTCAATACACGCTACTGGACGACTGTTTTCAAACACACCGACAATAGCACATTTTTGCTCTTTAACTTTTTCTACATAGGTACCTACGCAGTTATTGAGTTGGACGCCTAGTCGAATTATATCGTGTGTTGTTTTAACCACAGCAAAATCTAGACCACCAACGGAGTCTATTAACTTGCTATGGAGCATGCTGCGTTGTACTGGAACATTTTCTGCTTTTTCAAATTCGGATATACACACAATCTCATCATGTAGATCCTTAATTTGAATACGTCTAGCCCAAATCTCCTTTTTCCTAGCTCTTGATAATCGGTTATACATATCCGCAGTATCTTTTACTTCCGAATAGGAGTCGGCATTTTTTAAGAATAATAGAACTCGACGTTCGCCATATTGGTGACGCATAAGCTTGAGAAAAGCAGTAACAGTAAGCAAGGCCTGCTCATCATTCCATATAGGCCAAGATTGGATATACCTAGTTTTTCCACCTTCCTCTGCCACAAGGTCCGTGAATGCTTTCTGATAATCCATGCTTTTGAATACCTTGCTAGCAGTTTGGATTAACTTGATATAGAAGAAAGGACGGATAGTTAATAATTTTCGAACCCAGCGCTTATCCGGTACTTTATAAAGCTGTATAAGTGCTTTGATAAACGGTACGCCGGTACTAGTTAACTCAGTAATAGCAGAAGTACTTGTTAAATTAGACCCGAAAGGTCTGAAGTAGCTATCGTGGTCTCTAACTAACTTGTCATTTAATGCAGGCGCATCCGGCGCGTGCATCTTCCACACTAGATTATGGAGTAAGTTATCGAGCGCGCCGTATTTGGACGATAATAGTACACCTTGTCTGATTGGTTTAACTTGATACCCAACTCGTTTTGATAACTTAGCGAAATAAGCTTGTTTTAGTACTTTAGCAAAAGTTTGTAGCTCCTTTTTATATTGCGATAACCGACAATTAGGAGTTGCTACTAGCCAGTGCAAGGGCAGCGATTTAGAGTAAAAGATAGATATATTAGGTTCAATTTCCGATACTATATCAGCGCGAGTACGTTTCTTTTGAACTAAAAATACCTTTCCTTGCCTAAAATCAAAGCGTAATATATCGATAAGATGAGGCTTGTATCCAGGGTAGATAGATTGTGTATCGTTATCGACATATACTGTGTGATAGTCAAATTTAATATCAAGGATTGTCCCTCGATCAATAACCGATAGTTCTATATCTAAAGGAACATTATCGTTACCGGAGGCATCGGCTACACAATCACCATCGACGCCTCTAGTACGGATTAATTCTCCACATTGTGGGCAATAGAACTCAGTTGATATATAAGGGTCTACTATTTTGCCCATCCCAGAAGATACTGATGGCCACAAGCAGGCAAATGATTGGCCGCAATCCACGTGGTAATGTACAGCAGGTGACCAAGTGTTCACTTGCTTGCGCCGTACTAGGTCATACAGCTTGTTAACTGATAAACTAAATAATACCGTCATAAGGCGCTATCCTTTCATCTATAACAAATCGTCTAAATCGTCTTCTTCTGCAGGGGCTTCATCAACTACTGGAGCTTCGACTACAGGTTCTTCAACAGGGAGAACGTCCTCTACTGGCGCTTTCTTTTTAGTACTACGTTTACGCTTAGGCTTTTCTTCTACAGCAGGTTGATCTTCTACTGTTGAGGTAGCTTCTGCTGGTTCTTCCACCTTAGGCGCTTCTGTTTTCTTACCGTTAAGCACCTTAAGTCCTAAATCGCAAGCAGCGATACAGCCTTCACAATACGCCATAGCGGCGTCTTTACGTTCGCTAGCTGGTGCATCTTTTACAAGTTCATATAAAGCGTCGATTGCTTCGCGTTGTTGTTGAATTTGTTGTTTTGAAAGTGTCATAAGAATTGTCCTCCTAATCCTTCATGTAGTAAGGGTTCTCAAACCCTGCTGCGTTTAATATGAGCCCTTCGTTCCAGGGTTCAGGTTCACACATAATATCTATAACTTCTTCTAAACTGCCTTCGCCTATTGGCGCTTCGATAACCACTTCGTCGTGGATATGGGCAACAATCTTGTAACCAGCTTCGGCCAGTCTGAGCATTGATGCTGCTAAACAATCTCTTGCTACAGCCTGCACAATGTTTTCGACAAGCTTTCCACCATAGGTCTCAACTCTGCCCCATGTATTCTTAACCTGATCCATACCGTCATACTCAATCGATTCACTACCGAATCGGTTAAGCCCGAGTCTAGGTCTTGCGTAGGCAAGTCTTCGACCGGATGGTAACTCAATGAATAGGAAGCCTTTCGATTTAAAGAATTTAATATTACCTTGTCTGATTCGTACTGGTTCTCCTGTTCTCACGACTTGCTTTGCTGCGCTGTCTGCATCTTTCCAAAATCTCGTAATTCGCGGGCTAGCTTGTCGCCATGCTTCGATGATTCCAGGGAGTTCGCTTTCAGGAATCTCACCTTTAGTGTCCATCGCTTTCATAGCTCCTACACCGCCACCATAGCCGAGTGCTAATTCAGCTACCTTGCCTTTTTGGCGAAGGTGTCCATTTACACCGTGTTTCTCAACTGGTACGTGGAGCATGCTTGATGCGGAAGCGCAATAGATGTCTCCGCCTTGAGCGAATACATCTTGGCGCCACTGCTCGTGAGCAAGCCAGGCGATAACACGAGCTTCAATAGCACTAAAATCGGCTACAATAAATCGGTGTCCGTCTTCTGCTATAAGAGCAGTACGGATAAGTTGCTTGATCACATCACCAGGATTTCCGTAGAGTAGGTCTAGCATTTCTACATCTCTACTTTTAAGAACTTCCCTGGCCGTGTCTAAATCTTCTAAGTAGTTACGAGGGAGGTTCTGCAGTTGTACTACACGGCCCGCCCATCGTCCACTACGCATCGCTCCGTAAAACTGAAGCATGCCGTGGATACGACCATCGGAACACACAGCGTTTTTCATAGCTAAGTATTTTTTAATTGACGAGTTGCCCAGGACTTGCCTGTTCTTCAGCACGGTACGCACATCGGAAGGAATATCTTGTGACAGTAGCTTAGACACGTCATCTTTTCGCATGGTCTCGACTTCATAGCCAAGGCGATTTGATAACCAATCCTTAAGTTGCAATGGACTATTGGGATTATCTAACCCTGTTAGTCGTGCCGATGATGCGGTGGCCTCCTCCACAAGTTCATCGTTACATTGAAGAGCTGCATCGACGAGTTCCATATCTACTTTCACGCCTCGCCAGTTGATATCTTGGTCGAGTAGCCAGTACTCGTGCTCGATAGCCGGTGGTTTTAGCGAAAGTAAGCGTT